CTGATGGTTTATCGTCACCACCTGTTGGTCTAAATGGATTAATTGTTTCTCCTGTACCACTGTCTGTTGTTACATATGTTGGTTTTTTATCAGGCTCTTCGTCATCTTTAGTTGGGGTTACAACTGGATCTTTATAGTTAGGTGCATATTTTTTCCGCAGTGCTTTCCTACTTTCATCACTTAAATCTTTTAAGTAGTCTTTAAGGTCGTCATCACGAAGTCCTCTAGGAACATCTATACCTGCAGCTTTCATAGCTGATATTGTAAGCATATCTCCATCAGATCCAACAAACTTATTAATAGTATCATCTGCCATACCTAAAGCTTTATTTTGTTCAGTTATACCATCAACTTTATCCCTAATGTCTTGAGCTTCTTTACTCATACCCATAGACTCATAAATATTTGCCATAGCTCTTGCTTGTGCAAGGTTACTTACCTGAGCACCAAAAGTTAAAGCTCCACCAACTAATGGACCGCCAATCATGCTTCCAGCTACACCTGCTACTGCTGAACCTATTCTACCTTCTTTACCGAAGAAAGAATCCATTTGAGCTTTTGGATCTTCCCAGTTTACATTATTAAACCAAGGTTCCGGTTTTGGTAGTTCTGGACCGTCATCATCACTTCCACCACCTTGTTGTGGTGTTTGTGCTGATGCTCTAGGTACACACATTTTAGTTGATGGATCGTAATCCATATCTATAGAGTTACAATATTCAACTGATGGCATATTTGAACCTGCACCTGCAGATGTTGTTGTCAACTGTGGTGGAGATGCAAAGGTATAACTAGCTCCGGGAGTTTGATACATTTGTCCGGGAATTGTAGGACTTGTAATATAGTTGTAATTTGCAGCTTGATTATCTGTTAATCCACCGGGATTAAAACCCATACGTGCCTCTGCAGGTGGATTAGCTTGGTTCATCTGTTGTGGATTCATAGGAGCTTGAGTACGATTAAGTTGAATGCCACGTCTTGATAGTTCATTCATAACCTGTGGATTGTTATACATTGTAGAAATAATGTTATTTACTTCCTGATCCATTTGAGTAGGGTTGTTGTAAAGATTAGAAGTCATACCACCAACATTATATTCTGCGGCTGGTACACCATCAATGTATCCTCCAGTGCTTACTGCTACTGTAGGTGTATCATCCATAGGCTCTCCACCTATTCTACCATTAGATTCCATGTCAGCTAAACCTCTTTTAGCTTCCATTCTTAAATCTTCAAAAAACTTTACACCGTAGTATTGAACAACATCAGCAGGAACTACATACTCACCTTCAGATAGTTGAGCCGGTATATCATCTCGAACCTCACTAGCCATAGAACCCGGAGGTACATCATTACCTGACACCGGATCTACATCCATACCGTCATCTCTTAAACCACCTTCTTGCATAAAGGCCATCTGCATTTGGTCTTTCATAATCATGCCTCCTTCGGCAACTCTCTTAGTTGTAAAATGTTTTATAAATTCATCCCTAGTAGGGTTATTTTCTTTTAAAAAATTAATTATCAAATCATCTGTAATTGAAGTTCCAGCTGGCATTGGTCCAGTTTTATTTACATCAAACATTTGATATATTTGATTTTCAAATATTCTTTTACCATCTTTAAAATCAATAGCTAACATTTCTTTACCATCTACTTCGTAGCTATTAATTTCAAATTCTTTTTCTTTATCCTCAGACATCTTCGTTTACTCTGTCCCTAAGCATAGCTAAAGATTTTAATGCACGAATCTCTCCTTGAAGTCTATAGATCTCTTCAAGTTCTGTTCGTTGTTCTAATTGTCGATAAGCAAATGCAATACGAATATTAAACTCATCAAGCATTGCATCCCATTGAGGTTTATTATTAACTACTAATTTTAAGCTCATGCAGCACCCTGTTGCCCAGTATTAGCTGAGAAACCCTGTTCTCCTGGCTGAGGCACTGTACCTATACCTATGTTACCTCCCCCACCTCCAGCGGTATCCTGTGCTTGTGGAGCTGCTCCTTGGCCCTGTGGCGATATTGGCTGTCCAGCAGGTCCAACTTGTGGTTGTTGCTGCGGTTCTGGTGGGTTTGCTTCTTGAAACTTTTTAAGTATCTCTGCTTGTACTGCAGCATCAGACATAGAGTTTACCAATTTGTCTGGATCAAGATCCATAGCCTTGGCAATCTCACGAATAATATAATCCATTTTAGCAAACGGTGCTAACACTGGATTCTGCACAACCTGTAAGAACTGCATTAGTCTCTGGCTACGTACTTCGTTAGCCATTAAGCTTTCAGTACCACGAGCTTTTACATCTAAGTCACCTTTAATTTCTGGATCAAAATCAAACTGCATGTTAAAATGATAAAATGCTTTTGATATAGGTGCTAGTAAATAATCATCCACATTTTTGATAACATTACGTATACTGCCGTTAGCAGCAGACATAAGCATACTGATTCCAGAAGCAGTGCGACCCACTCCTTGAACTCCTGTTTGACCATGTGCAAAAGATGGAAAACCTGTCGATTCATCTGCTAGTACCCTCGCTTTATCAAACATCTGCATGTTTTCACTTGATACGTTTGGAAACTTAGTTCCAAATATAGCCTGACCCGGAGCACCGCCCTGTCTGCGGAAGACCTTGCCCGGATATACCGACAAGTCTTGACCCGGAGTTAGGTTTGTCTCATCAACCTCGATGAGCATGTTACCCGACAGTGCAGCGTTATCAACTGCCATACGCATAAAACCATTCATTAGTGTTTGGGTGTCGTCCATGTTTTCTGCTAGACCAACGCCAAACATATTGTATGGGTTTACCTCATATGGAACTGCATAGTAAGGTATAATAGATGGGGTGAACGGATTCATGACAAGTCTGAGAACTTGACCATTACATGTCCAAATGTTTACGGATACTTGATCCATATCTTTTAGATCATCTGGAATGTCTACATCATGTCCTTCTAAGACATCAGTATCAACGTTCCCCCAAAACTCAAGAACTTCAAACCTTTCGGATCTAGATTCTTGAGCATCATCTTCCATGACTTGCTCCCACCACTCCTTGGTATAAGACTCACCCATAGATATTGCAGTGTCGATGGCATTCTCACGGAAGAAAGGACGATTTTTAAGAGTGCGCATTTGAGATCGAGACATCTTGTGTCTTTCTACTACGTACTCGGCCTCGTCCATGTTAGCTGCATCAGGATCTGGATAAAAATTCCAGATAGATACAGAAGAAGTTTGTGGTACTGTTTTAAACGTAGGTGAGTATTCACCTTCATCATTCCAATTAGAGTATTCTTTGTCTACAGCAAATGGACCTTTCATAACTCCAGTACCAAACAATGCAGTTTCAAATGCTGCAACACGTAATTGTTTTCTTGCACCGGACTCTTCTAGCTGGTCATGAATTTTCTTTTCCATCTTTTTAGCTGAAATCATTGCTGGATGTATGGTAATTTCTGTAGGAGTTTTACCTTCACCCTCTTTTAGTTTATCTACAACTGGTGTTAACTTTTGTTCCATACTAGCTAAACGCTCAGTTAAATCTACAATAGTTTCACCGGGTCTAAGTTTAGTTTCTTCTGGGCCAAACTGTTGTTTAGCTTCATCCATTTTATCATTTGACTCAAAGTGTACAGACTCTGCTGCACCTTCTGGTAAAGTTGTTGGGTCAATAGATATAGGAAACTTATTACTTCCAAACAATACATCTACAATTTGACCATAAGCTGCAAGTACTTTTGTTTTTGTAACCTTAACAAACACCTGCGATTTTTCTGTAGAGGTAAATTGAACATCTGGTCCGTATAAACCACGATAGTTACGATAAGCCTTTACCCAACGTTGTTCTTCTGTCTCACGAGCTGTAGAAGCTTTACTGTAACGATCTTTAACTAAACCTACAATGTTTCCCGTTAATGGGTCGGAGTATGTTTCTTTTTCCATATCTTCAATAGCTTGACTTTCTATCGAGTCCATTGCCATTTCGTTTTCAAAAGTTTCGTCTTCTTCTGCCATTATTGGTTATCCTTATTAAAACAGTCAAACTGTAAATCGTAGTATTGGTTTTGTCTAAACTTATTCCAGTTAGAACTATCGACAATTTGTTCACATTGTTCTTTTGTAAATAATTTATTCATAACATATTGATTACCGGTGTACACCCAATCAGTACCGTTATTACCCCATATACTTACAACAACTACAAAAGTTTTCATTCATTATTTTTCCAAGGCCCGTTATCAAAATCTTGTTGCTCTTGACATCTAGGACAATATGAAAACTTATCTTCATTATAAATTGTTGAACACTTAGGGCAAGTTACTAACATATCAGTATCCAAAAGTTGCATCACTTGCTTGAAACCCTGTATTAGAAACAGGTGTATAATCAAACAAACTACTTTTTGGTCTTGTCATAACACCATACCTTAAAGCATCGTAGAGGTGATCTTCTGCTTTTGTATCTACATCCTCTGGATTATTTTTATCCAAGGGTATAGCTGGTAGTTGTGAGATTAAATTTTTACAGTTATTAAAAATTACCATTCTAGGTTCTTCTGTAAACTCATCTACCTGTAATCTTCTATGTATTTCATTTTTACCTGAGACACGAGATCCTTTTGATCTATCTGCTGGTCTCCATCTACAACCACGAACAATCATTTGTTCTGCTAAACTTGGGCCAGTGTCACCACGTTTGTGCCACAATGAAGAGTCAAGAACACCGTAACGTATTTTTTCTTCTGACTCTGTTTCTAAGATCATGTCAGCTAAATCTGTTGCAAGAACTTTACTAACATACATTTCACGATATACTATTAGTTGCTCGTCAGGTGCAACTGCTATCCATACAACTCCAGTATAAGAGCCATAACCATAGTCACACGCTCTAAACTTAGGCCAGTTGTTTGGAATATCAAAAGGTTCTACAACATGAATCTTTCGATTAAACTCTGGAAATGCTGCTCCCTCATTTATATCCCAATCACCCTCTAGCAATTGTCTGCGTTGGTGTTCTGGTAACGACAAAAGATTAGCTTCGTACATTCCATCATCTGCCAGATAAGGGTTGTCAAATAAGTTAGCAGGTATAAACCTACGTTTAAACAACGGCTCATCTTCTTTAGTGTGACCTTTAGGCCAACAGATAATCTCACCAGTGTCAGGGTCTGTAGCCCAGAAAGATTTATTAGGTGTTTCTGGATCTATAAAAGTTTTTTTAACCCACTGATGGCCGGGACCACCGGGGTTACTAGTAGCTCTCATATATAAAGGTAGCCCACTAGCTTTGGTTGTACGAAGACGTGACCTCATATAATTCCAAGGATAGGGTGTAGGCCATTGCGTTAATTCGTCAAAACCAATCCAGTTAAATGCCTGTCCCTGATATCTCATAACGTCATCGTCACGGTCAAGGTAAGACATCCAGAGTGTAGCTCCACTAGGGGCTACCCAAGTCTTATCTCGTTCCATAAACTTGATACCCGGAATTGCTTTAGGATATAACTGTTTAGAAACAGAGATAAGTTCCCTTAGCTCTTCAGTACTTCTACGTACCAGAAGCATACGAGCATTTGGATTATTTAAGTATCTGACAGGGTCGGCAACCATCGCATATGATTTACCACCACCTGCAGATCCTCCATATAAGACTTCTTGTTCTGTTGAAGCTAGAAAGTCTGTCTGTGGACCGGGGTTAGGTTCAAAGATTATTTCTCTTTGTACCTGTTCTACTTCAATATCCGGTGTGCTGATCGGAGTTGTTGGTTTCAACTCTACGTCTTGCACCAATTCTTTCTTTTTCGAGCTTCTCCGCCTTTTCTGCTGCCGCTTTGTACCTTTGGGCATAGAAATCTTGGACTGAAGCTGCGTTCTTACGTCTTTGCTCAAGTTTTACCCTTTTAAATAAACCTACATGGGAGATCATTCTACCAGAGGTTGTACTTAACCAAGCAGATACTTCTCTATAACTATATCTCTTTAAATGTTTCTTAGCTTCTTCAAAAAGTTCTAGTTCTTCTGGTATAGGTAGCAGAATATCTGCATCTTCTGGGTCTTGTTTGTAGCCAAAGGGTATAGTTCTACCAATTCTTACTACTGGAACCCACTCATATTCGTCATCTACCTTCTCAGGCTTAGGTAACTGCCAAGTTTTAGTCTTCATCTGCTTTCGGAGGCAGAATAAACAAGGGGCTTTCTGATTTTACTTCGACTTTTTCTGTTTTTACAAAGCCAGCTCGGTCTAGAAAGTCTTTAGCTGCTGCCATTTTCTCTTTATTGCCCAAGTCGGTAGGGTTTTCTAATACATGCATCATTGACCACACAGCTTTTGGGCCACTTGTTGCAATAAAATCTCTAGTTTTTTCTGCAATCTGCTCCTTTAACGGAGCCATTACAGAAGTTGTAGACACGCCATCGGCATATCCTGCAAGCTTTTTAGCTTGAACAGGATTACCTCTAGCTTCATTAAACAATGCGTTTAAAAATGCCTGTTGTTTTTCAGTGAGTTCTTTCGCCATAAATTTTTTCTCTTATTTGAGATCTACCAATTCCTAAATCTCTAAGTTCACGTTCAGATAAATTCATTAATGTTTGATAGTCTGCTCGTTTTTGCTGTGCTACTTGGATTGCTTCTAAGATTCGGTTACAATATGCTTTAAACATTTTCTACTCCTTTAAATGTTAGCCCTAACTAGGCAGGAGTAGTTATATTCAATTAGTTATAACATACTATAGACAATATTGCAACCCCGTTATGCATTAAGTTGGTTGATAGTATTCTTCACCAGATATTGTAACATGAAAATCTGAACTGCTTTCTTCAAATCCTATAATTTTATCACCCTCAGATAGTGCTATACAGGAACCACCTTCAATAACTTTTTCATTTGTACTTGCTGCTAAACTAACCTCATCAACAATACTATGATAAGTAGTTGTAGCTAATTCATACCATTGTATACTATATTTTTTAGCACCGGTTGCACCGTTTGATACAAGTATAAGTTTAACTAACGAAGAAAAATTATTAGGGCAAGTATATATTACGTCACCACTTGCCCCACCTGATGTAGCAGATAAGTTTTTTGCTTTAGTAAAATATTTAGGTTCAGTCATTTACGAGGGTCTTTACCTTTTCTGTAAGATCTTATATTACCAATTCCACCTGCTGCATGTAAATCTCTAAAAAATCTTGCTACATTATCCATAAGAGTTTTAGGGTTATCCCCTGTTTCTTTTTGAACCTGTTTAAAAATCTTTTTTACTCTAGCTTTATCAGCTTCTGAAGGTTTATTTTTTTTCTTTAATTTTTTAACTTCTTCTGGACCTAGTGCAGTTTTAACCATTCTTACAATTTGAATAGTAGTCATAGGTTTCATATTGGCTCTTTTTCTAGCGGTCATTTCTATTTTACCATCACCACGACCACCACCGGTTGTGTGAGGACTAAGAACTCTAGTTTCTACTTTTGGTCTTTCACCTGCACCAAGTTTAGGTCTTGCTTTAGGTCTTGGTATTGGTTTTACTTTAGGTTTAGCTTTCTTTAAATCTTCTGCATAGACAGCTGCCATTACTTTACCATCCTTGTTAGTATAGTAAAGTGCGCCAGCTTTTTTAGCTGCTGAAATACTTTTATACTTTTTAGCCTTGGCTTTTTCTTTAGTAATCGTAGAATTTTTTGATTTTATCTTACTATTTAAATATTCTTTAAGTGACATAGCCATATTACTGTTCCTTATTTATAAGTATTCTTGGCAGTCTTAATACCTGTATTCATTGTACCTGTAGACTTAACCATACCGCCTTGATTATACATAGCTACTTTACCACCTTTAGCGTATGCTTTCTTTTTCATCATGGCACCGCCTTTGGCATAACCTTTTTTCTTCATCATGCCACCTTTATTCATTTTACCTTTACGATCAGCAGATGCTTTCTTCATAGATTCTTTTTTGTTACCATCACCATCAATATCTAAAAAATCTGGTTTAGTAGCAGCACCGCCAGCAGCATAACCTTTCTTTTTCATACCACCTTTAGCCATACCTTTTTTCTTCATGCCACCCATTGCGTAGCCTTTTTTCTTCATCTTCATTGATATTCCTTATCCTCACTATATAAATTATTAAAAACTCGTTGCGTATCCCAAACATAGTCTACGTGTTCTTTTGAGTTGTATATATGTTGATTTGGCCTAAAGTCAGGAGCACCTTCTCCTGTTTCAAACCAAGCTGGGTGAGTTACTCTCACTCTATTATTGGGTAACGCAACCATGTTACCAGTATACTCTCCAGCATCTAACAACTCCAATACATGAGATTGTTTATGTTGCGCTGGGTCATCTGCAACTTCACTGTCAGTATAGTCTACAGTAAAATAATATTTAGCTGGGTAGAACTCTCCGTCTACCTTGGCTATCCAAGGAGCTGGAGTTGCTCTTTCTAATTTGTACACACTGTGGTGGTGCGACATACAATCCCAAGGCT